GAGTGCTTACAAAGACTTTGCGATTAAGCATTACGGAGCGTTTGCGGTGGATGGGCGAGGGTCTGCGGCCTGAACGGCAGACAAACAAACGGCTCCGTCACAGGTGCGCGAACACCTCGGGAGCCGTCAGATAGCGGGGAAATGATGCACGAAAAAGGACATGAAGCACAAGAGGCATCGGGCCTGCTGCGTGACCTACTCGACGCGCTGCACGAGCTGCGCATCGCCAGGGCCAAGCGCCGGATGCTGCGCCACAACGAGAAGGTGCGCGACGCCGCGCGCGAGTTCGCGCGCCTGATCAATGCGCGCAGCCCGCAGAGGGTGGCGCGGATGGAAGCGGAAAGGGGGCTGCACTAGTCATGATCGACGCACGCATCAGCGTCGGCCTGCCGGCGCACCCCAAGACAAAGAAGCTGATCCGCAGGCTAGGCGAAGGCGGCGCATGGCGCCTTGTGTGCCTGTTTCTGTGGGTCGCGCAGTCCCACCCGGATGGTGATCTTTCCGGGATGACCGGCGAGGACATCGAGCTTGCCGCTGACTGGCAGGGCGAGGAGGGCGCATTCATCAAGGCGCTTATCGAAGTCGGCTTCGTGGATGGCGAGGAGGGCGCGTATTCGATCCATGACTGGCAGGAGCACAACCCTTGGGCAGCCGGCGCGTATGCTCGCTCGGAGAAGTCAAAATGGCTTGCTCTGTGCAAGCATCATGGACGCGCAAAGGCTGCTGAGATGATGCCAGCCTATGCTGCACGCTTGCAGGAATCATCCAAGAAGGACGATCAATGCAAGCATGAAGCACATGCTAGTTCTGCTAGTAGCATGCACGAAGCAGAAAATAGCAGTGCACCGTCTCCGTCTCCGTCTCCGTCTCCGTTACCGTCTCCTAACGTAGAGAACCTCAACACCTCTGTCGCCAGCGCCCCTGTCGGGCCGCAAGCGACGACGCAGCAGACGGCATGCCCTGCTGACGCAATCGTTGCCCTGTACCACGAGATCCTGCCCGACAACCCGCGCTGCAAGGTGCTCTCGGATGCACGGCGAGCCGCGATTCGTGCGCGATGGAAAGAGGCTGCAAAGCTCAACTGCGCGCCCTTTGGCTACAGCAGCCGCGCTGACGGGCTTGTCGCCTGGCGGCGCTTCTTCGAGGTTTGCGCGGAGTCCGACTTCCTGACCGGCCGCGCCCCTGGGCTTCCCGGAAAGCCACCCTTCGTTGCCGACATCGACTTTCTGATGTCGCCATCCGGGTTTGCCAAGACGCTCGAGAACAAGTACCACCGGGAGGTCGCAGCATGACCGACCACCTCCTGTTCTCCGATGACGCCGAGCAGGGCGTGATTGGCGCCCTCCTGATCGACCCGAGCGCCCTTGAACGCATTGGCGACGAGCTCAAGCCCGCGCACTTCTACCGCGACGACCATCGCCGGATCTTCGCCGCAATCCAGCGCCTGAGCCTGGCGAACAAGCCGTTCGATGTGATGGCAGTGCATGCCGAGCTTGAGGAGTCTGGCGAAGCGCAGCAGTGCGGCGGCATGGCTTACGTGTTCGAGCTGGCGAACAACACCCTGTCTCCTGCAAACGCCAGGCGCTACGGCGAGATCGTGATCGAGCGCGCCACCCTGCGCACCTTGCGCGCCATTGGCGATGAGATCGCCACGGCAGCCATCGAGCCCGGCAAGAGCGCCGCCGAGAAGGTTGATGCGGCTCAGGCCAAGGTGATGTCTCTCACCGACCGAGTGAGCCGCAAGTTCGAGCCGGTGACGATCAAGGACGCGATGCGCCGCCACCTGTCGCGCATTGATGATCGCCGCGAGGGGCGCGTGCCAACCGGCCTGTCGACCGGCTTCCCGGACCTAGACAGGCGCATGAACGGCGGGCTGCACCCTGGGCAACTGGTCATCCTTGCGGCTCGCCCCGGCGTCGGCAAGTCCGCCTTTGCGATGCAGGTCGCGCTGCACTTCGCGCTGAATGATCGCCCGGCCTTGTTCTGCTCTCAGGAGATGCCCGAGTCCGACCTGATGGACCGCATCACCTCGTTGCACGCCCGCGTGCCGCTCGGTCGCGTGATCCGCGCCAACGAGATGACGAGCGACGACTACGACCGCCTGACCGCTCTGGCGCCGCAACTTCTGAACACGCCGCTGATGCTCGATGAGCAGCCGTCGCTCACGCTCATGGCCGTGCGCAACAAGGTCCGCAAGGCTGCGCGCCAGCTCGGTCGCTTGGGCTTGCTGGTGGTCGATTACCTGCAACTCATGGTGAGCGAAGAGTCAGGGCAGTCACGCAACGCCGAGATCGAGCAGATCAGCCGCGGTCTGAAGCAGCTCGCCAAAGAGTGCGGCATGCCGGTGATCGCGCTTTCGCAGCTTTCCCGCAAGTGCGAGGAACGCCCGAATCGTCGCCCGCTGGCCTCTGACCTTCGGGACTCGGGCGCCATCGAGCAGGACGCCGACGCCATCCTCACCCTGTACCGCGACGAGATTTACAACCCGGATAGCGCCCACAAAGGGCTGGCCGAGCTCGGGATCATCAAGAACCGTCAGGGGCCGACAGGCGGGTTCGTCGGCCTTGCGTACCAGGGCGAATACACCCGCTTCGACTCGATGTTCGGCGACTGGCCGCAGCCGCAGGCGCAGAAGCAGGGCAAGAGGCGGGGAGGCTTCGATGACTGACATCGCCCAATTCCGCGCCGACTTCAAAGCCATGTTCGCACGCTGGCGCGCTGCCGGCGAACTCTCGGAGCAAGAAGCCATGCAGCAATACCGTGAGGCCGCGCAAGCGGCTCAGGAGCACATGCACGATCAGGGATGGATGGATGCCGCGGCCGCGCACTTCCGCCAACTCTGCATCGACACCGAACGCGACGACGAGCGCCGCGTGCGGATCGCAAACGAGGTGCGCGCCGAGAAGTGGGCGCGCGAAGCAGAAGACATGAAGCGCCGCCACGGCGGGAGGGTGCCGGTATGAAGATGCACTATCCCGGCAACGCCCTTGCTCGCTACAGGGATCAGACCGAAGTGAAGGGCAGCAACATGAACGGCGTCATGGCCCCGAGCTTCCGTTGCGCCGAATGTGGCCGCAGCCGAGCGACGAAAGGGCGCAAGAAAACGGCGATGGGCTGGCGCTGCGCTGAGTGCCATCAGGCGCGGGAGTACCGGAAAGCGATCAAGGGGGCGGCATGAAATTCGGATCTGTTTGCAGCGGCATTGAGGCCGCATCGGTTGCGTGGCGCCCGCTTGGATGGGAGGCCGCATGAGCGAAAAGCGCACCTACAAGCTCGTATCCGATCAAGTCCGCGCGCACTGCATTGACGAGATCGCCCGCGCCCCGCTGGGAAAGGTTGTGATCGTGCAAGACCCGACGAGGACGCTTGAGGCGAACGCCCGGCTCCACGCGATGCTGACCGACATCAGCAGGCAAGCGCAGTACATGGGCAAACCTCGAACGGTCGAGTTCTGGAAAGGGCTGTTCGTGAGCGGGTGGGCGATCGCCACCGGGCAGCGCCCCGAGATCGTGCCGGGACTAGAAGGTGAGTTCATCGCCATCCGTGAGAGCACTGCAACGATGAGCGGCAAGCGGCTCGCGTCCGTCATGGAGTACATCGAAGCGTACTGCGCAATGAACGAAATCCGACTGTCTGCGCCGGAGGACGCATGGGCCTGAAGCAGAAGACGTGCAAGTCCTGCCGGCAGAAATTCACGCCGACGCGCCCGATGCAGACCGCCTGTTCAACGGCGTGCGCAATCGCCATCGCAGAGCGAAAGAGGGAAAAGCAGGCGCAGCAGATGGCCGCTGAGAAGCGCAGAGAGGCCCGCCAGAGGCTCGAAAGCATGAAGGGCATACCCGAGCTTATCCGAGAGGCAGACCGCGCTTTCTGCGCATTCATCCGCGCTCGGGACGAGGGCAAGCCCTGCATCTGCTGCGGACGCATCTCTGACGCATGGACAAGGGGCGGGACGTGGGACGCCGGCCACTACCGCTCACGAGGCGCCGCATCCCATCTGCGATACCACGAGGACAACTGCCACCGACAACTGAAGCAGTGCAACCGGCGCGCGTTTGACGTTGCGGGCTACCGGGCAAACCTCGTCGCCCGCATCGGGCTTGAGCGCGTCGAGAGGCTGGAGCAGGACAACGGCACGCACAAATGGACGCGCGGCGAGTTGATCGAAATTCGTCGCCACTACACAGCAAAGCGCAAGGCACTGGAGTCCGCATGATCAACGTCTCGGACAACATCAAAGAGGCGGCGCGCGGGCTCGAGGACGTTGTGCGGAGGCAGGTGCCGTTCGCCACCGCGCTCGCGCTCACCCGTACAGCGCAAGCCGTTCAGTCGGGGCTGCAGCGCGAGATGTCGAGCGTATTTGACAACCTGACTCCATGGGTAGCAAACGGCACGTTTGTTGCGCCGGCAACCAAGCAGACGCTAACGGCCGAAGCCGGGATGAAAGACAAAGGCAGGCGCAGTCCCGCGCTCTACACAAAAGAGCATTTCAGCTCCGGTGGGCGCGGACTAAAGCCGTTTGAGGTTGTCATGCAGTCCCGCGGCATCCTCCCGCAAGGCATGCGCGCAATCCCCGGCGCAGGAATCAAGGCCGATCGATATGGCAACCCGAACAGGGCAGCCATCAAAGAAGTGATCGAGCAGGCGTCGCGGGGCGTTCGCGTATGGACCGGCAAGGGCAAGCGCCAATCTCTGACCGGCTACTTTGTCGTGACCAGGCCGGAACAAGACCCGCGCACAAAACACCTGATACCAGGCATATACCGCCGAATCCAGAAGGGCGCAGATAACGAGCTGATCCCCGTGTTCATCTTCGTCGATCAAGCGCAATACGGGAAGGTCATCGACCTGCAGGCAATCGCAAGCAAAACGGTTCGGGCAGTGTTCGAGCGGGAGTTCGCCGACGCACTGGAAAGAGCGACGAGGACGGCGCGGTGATGTCAAGGTACTTCCGCGAGGGGGCGAGGTGGGTAATCCGAACGACCCCCGGCTTCGACAGTTTTTCATTGCCATTGGGTTGTTTCTTCCATGAATGATCCGGTTCTCCTTTCCTCTGTTGGCCGGCTAAGAAAAGCGAACAAGGCCGAAGTTGCAGAGTTTTTTGAGGTTTCGATTCCTGCTGTTGAGGGGTGGGTTAGGCGCGGATGTCCAGTTGTGCAGAGAGGGTCGCGGACGGTTCCGTGGGTTTTCGATTTGCTCGACGTTGCGACATGGCGGATTACGGGCCAGCGGACAGACGCCGACATTGACCCGGACACGCTGCCGCCATCCGAGCGCAAGGCATGGTACGAGGGCGAGACGCGCAAGCGCGAGCTGCAGGTGCGCGACCGTGAGCTGATCCCGGCAGCCGAAGTGGAGCAGGTAATCGCCACTGCTTTTGCAGCGATCGCGCAAGACATGCGCGCGATCCCCGACAATCTTGAGCGCCGTTACGGCATCGCGCCAGATGTTGCTGAGTCGGTGGAGCGTGGGATTTTCGAAGCGATGGACGGGATTGCAGACCGGCTATCGGCGCTATCGACCGTTACTGCAGAGGAGCAAGCCGAGTGACCGCGTTTGCATCTGCCGCGCCGATTGTCAGGGGGGCGGCGATTGCGTTTCGCCCGCCGCGTCGCGTTACCGTTGCCGAGGGGGCGGAGTCCGCGCTGACAATCCGGCAGCCCGGCGGCTACTCGGGCCAGTGGTCGCCGCGAGAAACTCCGTACATCGTTGAGCCGATGAACGCGCTCGCCGCTCGGGATAAAGAGGCGGTGTGCTTTGTTGGCCCTGCGCGAACCGGGAAAACGATGGGACTGCTCGATGGGTGGGTCGCGCACTGTGTCACTAACGACCCCGGCGACATGCTCATTACGCAGATGAGCCAAGAGAAGGCGCGCGAGTACAGCAAGACGCGAATTGATCGAGCAATTCGACACAGCAAGGCGCTGCGCGACTTGATGAGCGCGAGGGGGCATGACGACAACACGCATGACAAGCTGTTCCGGCATGGCATGTGGCTCAAAATCGGCTGGCCGTCTGCGTCTCAGATGTCGTCGTCAGATTATCGATATGTCGGACTGACGGACTACGATCGATTCCCTGATGACATTGACGGGGAGGGCAGCGCGTACCAGCTTGGGCTGAAGCGAACGCAAACGTTCCTGTCGCGTGGGATGCTGATGGTTGAGTCCAGCCCCGGCAGAGATTACGCAGACCCGCATTGGCGGCCGGCAACGCCGCACGAGGCGCCGCCCGTTACCGGGATCGTGGGCATTTACAACCGATCCGACCGGCATCGCTGGTATTGGCAATGCCCGGACTGCTCCGAGTATTTCGAGGCTGCGCCAGGACTGTCGTTGTTTGCCGGCATGCCGCCAGAAGAGGAATTGATGGACATGGTGCGTGGATCGGACCTGTCCGCGATGGCCGACCGTTACGCGCTGGTTGTGTGTCCGCACTGCGGCAGCATGATTGAGCAGCGGCACAAGCCGCACCTCAATCGCATTGAGACTGCACGGTGGGTGGCGGACGGGCAGAGTGTGACGCGGGACGGCGAAGTGATCGGGGCGGCGCCGCGCGCCAGCATTGCGGGGTATTGGCTCGGCGGGGTGGCTGCAGCATACCAAAAATGGGACTCGCTCATTTTGCGATACCTGCAGGGGCTGCGCGAGCTCGTTATGTCCGGCTCCGACCTGACGCTGAAGGCCACGATCAATACCGATCAGGGGATGCCGTATTTGCCGCGTGCGCTATTGGCCGACGTGCAGAAAGGGCTGGAGGAGCGAGTCGAGGACATGCCGCGCTTTGTCGTGCCGGATTGGGCGCGGTTTCTGTTGGCCGCGGTCGATGTGCAGGGCGGCAAGTTGGCGCGCTTTGTCGTCCAAGTTCATGCGGTCGGGCCGGACATGGAGCAGGCGATCGTTGATCGATACGACATCACTGAGAGCGTGCGAGGGGAGGGGGTGCGAATTGACCCGGCGGGCTATCCCGAGGATTGGGACGTGCTCACCGACAAAGTGCTCAACGCCACATATCGACTCAACGACGGGCGCGAAATGATGATTCGCCGGATGGGCGTGGATTTGGGCGGCGAGGCTGGTGTTACGCCAAACGCGCAGGCGTGGTTCCAGCGCGTTAAAGCGGCGGGGTTGTTTGATCGCGTGCGACTCACAAAAGGTGCGGGCGTGCGGCAGGCAACGCCTGTTGTCGAGTCAAAGCTGACCGGCAAGCAGTCCCGCCTGATTACGCCGTATCTGTCTGTCGGGACCGACTATTTCAAGGACCAAGTTGCGATCAGCAAGAAGCGCGAAACGCCAGGCCCGGCGTACATGCATTTCCCGTCGTGGCTCAAGCAGTGGTGGTTCGACGAGCTCAACGCGGAGTCGCGCGGGAAAGACGGCAAGTGGCGGAAAACCCGCGACCGCAACGAATCGCTTGATCTGTGGGTAATCGTCAATGCGCTGGCCTATCACCTCGGGCCAAACAACCCGAGCGTGCGATTTGATTGGGCGCGCCCGCCCGCATGGGCAGGGGATCGAGACAAAAACCCGCTTGTTGTTACGAAAGAGTCGCGCCGGCAGATGAAGCCCCCCCCCAAGCCCGCCCCCCGCCCACCCTCATCTTCCGCCTTCGCCCGGAGATACCTGCTATGACCGCGCCCGCCCAGCAGATCACCACCCTCGCTGATGTATTTGCCGATGTGCTCACCCGCGAGCTGCGCCTGCCGCCTCCGGTCGCCGAGACGCTGGCCGACGCGCTCATCCTGGGCGCGGCCAAGCTCGGCCACGGCGGCACCTCGTACCACCTCTACACCCTCGACACGCTCACCCGTGGCGATATCGCCGCTCGGGTGCGTGCCGAGTACAACGGTCGCAACGTGCAGATGCTCGCCCGTCGCTACGGCAAAAGCCGCTCGACCATCTACCGCATCCTGCGGCGCCACGAGGAAGTCAGCCAATGAGCCCAATCGACTGCAAGTTCTTCACGAAAGGCCGCTGCGTGCAATCAGGCGGCGCCTCGGCGCCTGGACTTATGACCGCCTGATCGACTACTTAGAGGCCGAGCGCAGCGGACGCAGGCTGCGCGGCGTGCCCGGTGACGAATAACTGTCGCACCACCCTATAACGCTGCAACACCCGCGCGCGTACTTTCGTCGCATCACCCGCTACCCGTGCGCCGCGCCTTATGCCCTCTGTCGCCGAAACCCGCCTTGCTGCCTACCTGGCCGCTGAAGCCGCAATTCTCCAGGCGCAAGAAGCCCGCTCTGGCGACCGCACGCACCGCATGGCCGAACTTGCCAGCGTGCAAAAGCAGATCACGCTGCTGCAGGCGCAAGTCTCGCGCGAGCAATCGCGCGCCGCGGGCGGATCGGGGCTCAACTACGCCGTGGCCGACTTCTCCGGCTCGAACGCATGAACGCGCTCGACCGCCTCATCGGCTACTTCTCGCCGCAGGCCGCCCTCCGGCGCCGTGCGGCGCGCAGCGTGCTCGCCCACTACGAGGCGGCCGAATCATCGCGCATGCGCCGCTTCTATCGGGGCGGCCCGTCTCAGAACGAGATCGTGCAGCGCGGCGCGGTTGCCGTGCGCACGCAGGCGCGCCAGCTTGTGCGCAATCACGATCTGTCGCGCGGCGCGCTCCGTGTGCTCGTAAATGCCGTGGTCGGCCCCAAGGGGATCGGCATTGAGCCGCAACCGCGGCGCCTGGATGGCAGCATCCATGCCGAGTACGCTAAAGCGCTGCTCGAGTCCTACCGCGACTGGTGCCGCTACCCCGACGTGACGCAGCGCATGCCGTGGTCGCGCCTGCAGCGCGCCATGGCCCGCGCCTGGCTGCGCGACGGCGAAGTGTTCGCGCAGATGATCAGCGGCACCCGCCCCGACCTCGACCACGCCACCCGCGTGCCCTTCAGCATCGAGGCTTTCGAGGCAGACCTCGTGCCCATGGACCTGCACGACCCCCGGCAGCGCATCGTCCAGGGCATCGAGCGCAACCAGTGGGGCAAGCCCATCGCCATCCACGTGCTGCGCACCGACGCCGCACAGATCGGCCTGCCCACCACCGGCACCACCCGCCGCATCCCCTGGGATCGTGCCCTGCACCTCGCCACGCTCGATCACATCGGCCAGATCCGCGGCGTGTCCGAATTCGCCAGCGTCATCACCCGCCTCGAAGACATCAAGGAATACGAAGAGTCCGAGCGCATCGCCGCCAAGATCGCCGCCAGCCTCTCCGCCTACGTCAAGCGCGGCACGCCCGACCTGTACGACCCCGAAAATGCCCCGGCGCCCGGCACGCGCAGCATTGAATTCCGCCCCGGCATGGTCATCGACGATCTTGCCATCGGCGAAGAGATCGGCATGATCGACAGCAAACGGCCCAACCCAAACCTCATCACCTTCCGCCAGGGCCAGCTGCGCGCCGCGGCGGCGGGGTGGGGCGCCAGCTACTCCAGCGTCAGCAAAGACTACAACGGCACGTACTCGGCCCAGCGGCAGGAGCTGGTCGAGCAGTGGATCAGCTACGCCGTGCTGTGCGACGAGTTCACCGGCGAGATCGTGCAGCCCGTGTGGGAAAACTTCGTACTCGCCGCCCACATGTCGGGTGTCGTGCGCATGCCGGCCGACCTTAAGCCCGGCACCGCCGACGATGCGCTCTATGTCGCGCAGTCCATGCCGTGGATCGACCCGCTCAAAGAGGCCAACGCCTGGAGGGTGCTGGTCGAGACCAACCAGGCCAGCGAGGTCGAGGCCATCCGCCGCCGCGGCGCCAGCCCGCGCGACGTGCTCGAGCAGCGCGCCGAGTTCAAGCGCGCCGCGGACGAAATTGGCGTGTCGATCACCACGAACGGCGCATCAGGCGAGCGCGCCGACGAGGAGGCCGCCGATGCCTGACCGCGCCCCCTCGCTCATCGCCATCCTCATTGGCTACGGCGAACAGATCGCGCAGGCGCTCGTCTTCGCCCTCGTCGGCATGGCCGTGGGCCTGGGGCAGCTTCTTGCATCGCAAGAGATGCTGACCACGCGAATCATCGTGGGCCGCGCGCTCTCGACAGGCGGACTCGGCACCGTGGCCGGCGTCGTCGTCGTTTGGATACCGGAACTCTCATTCGCGGGGCAGATCGGCGTAGCGGCTGCGCTGGCGAGCCTGGGCACGTCGGCACTTGAGCGCGTCTTCCAGCGCGTAATAGGGGGTGGAAAATGACGGAGTGGCATGTGCTCCTGATCGTGCTCGGCATCGCTATTGCGCTGATTGGCGCGCACGAGGTCGCCGACTGCCGGCGCGAGCATCACGAGGAGCGGCGCAAATGCTGACCGCGCTGATTGACCGTCTCACCGGGCTGCTGCGCCCGCCACCGACGCGTGAAGATGATTCCCGCGCCGTCACGCAAATGACTCGCCCCGCGCTCATCAGCCCGATCACGATCGGGCTGCTCGAAGCGCTCGGCATCCGTCACGCGCTCGCCGTCCAGTGGCTACCGCACCTCAGCCAAGCCGCGCGCCGCTACGAGATCGACACATCGCCGCGCCGGCTGGCCGCGTGGCTCGCAACGATCGCGCACGAGTCCGCCCGGCTCACGCGCACGGTCGAAAACCTCAACTACAGCGCCGAAGGGCTCGCCCGCACATGGCCCGCCCGCTACGCCGACATGACCGGGCAGCCGAACGCTACCGCCCGCCGCATCGCTCGCCACCCCGAGCAGATCGCAAACCTGACCTACGCCGGGCGGCTGGGCAACGGCGCCGCCGGCAGCGGAGACGGCTGGCGCTACCGCGGGCGCGGACTCATCCAGATCACCGGCC